GTAAGCAGGAGAGGCTTGGAAGTCTTGGAGTCCGAATTGGTGTGAAAACTGTCCTCCGGGCTGAAGACCTTGGTTGATCTGGGAGAGAGCCATATTCCCAGCGTTCTGCCAAGGCATGAGGTCAGAACGAGTCTGTTGATACTGCTGGGCTGAAACGTCAGTCGCATGATTAGCAGCGTTTGCCTGCGCTCTACCACCGGCATAAGACGCTACCCCTCCTAAAACTGCACTACCTGCTATTGCAGTGGCTACCCAAGTCATGTGAGCCTCTTGTTCTGCGCGTTAAATAGCGCCGTATTGTCTTCTTCAACCAATTCCTTTTCAATCTTATCCAGGTTTTTCTTCTTCGTTCTATGTACAGTCATGCAGATAGAATCTTCCAAAGCTAGAACTGCTCGCTTAGTCCCAGGTTTGGAAACTATCACATCTCCTGCTTCGTAAGTCTTGGTTCCGTCTTCTCCGGCAACTTCGACTCTGCCTTTAGTAACGATGTAGAAATGCTCTTTCTTGTGTACCTTACCGACTATCAAAGTCCCAGCGGGTCTTTTAAGGACTCGGGCGTACATCCCATCTGCGAAGAAATGCTCAGTAGGTAGATCGGCTTGAGGAAGCCGACTCATAGCCTCTTGGAGTTTCCAAATCTTTCCAGTGGTCAGATTCATACCACCGCCCCTGACCCATCCACCCAGATAGAACTTGAAGTGAATTTCAGAAACACAGGCTTCCCTAAAGTCTGATCGAAATAAGGCATCCCAACCCATCTAACTCCTGTAGACCCGGTAGGGCGTTCTGCTGTCGTCCCTGCTCTAGTAGAGTAGAAGCTCACGATCTGTAAAAGGTTGAAGAAAGCCGCATACTCAAGCGAAGGAATCAGACTGTCCTGTTGAACCACAGGAGATAGAGCTTGAGGCTGTTGGAGTTTCGGGCCTTCCACTAGAACGCCCCTCCTACTATCTCAGCACTCGCGCCTGTGATGATCCTTTTCACTGGATCGGTCACACGAAGTTTCAAAACCCAGTCTCTAGCCCTTCCAAGTCTTCTCCAGATGACTCTTTGAGTGTAAGCGCCTATCGCACCCATCGAGGCCCAAGCTACTGCTGTGAAAGTCTGACCCCCATCTTTAGAGACTTCAAGCATGATCTGAGGATTTACGCCTTGTCCCATCGTCAAACCGACTCCTGATTCAATATCGACCTGTATTTGAGGGATGGTCAGGTACTTATCATCCTGCCAGATATGCTTAGACCAAATCTCCATAGGGATTTGAGACCCGTTGTCATCGAATACACTAGAATCTATCTCGTAGATATTCCCGTTTCTATAGTCTGAAACAAGCTGTCTAGAGAGAAAGGTCTCGAACTTCTGCGCCCAATGTCTGTTCCCATTCGTATCCTGACGTTCGGCCCAAGCATTAGAAGCTTGGTCGAATTCCCAAGACTTTTGAGCAGATGGGAAAGTCAGATAGAGCATTGGATGTCCACCGAGCATATATCCAAAAGCCTTACAGTCTCCTACAGTCGTGTATTGGTTCAGAAGAAAGTCAATCTCCATAGAGGAAAGCTGTTGAAGCCTAAAGCCGGAGAGTCTGGATACGTTGACTTCTCCCATATGGTTAGTGAACAACCCAGCTAGGCTGTTGTCGTATTTACACAGACTGAATGGTGAGGCTAGCCCATATTCTTGAGCCGACCCAGGAATAGGAGAGTAAGGATTTTCTAATCCGGTATCCTGCCAGAACTCCGATGCTTTTGGCCCGAAGATGTTGAGGATTGAATGATCCGCTATCAGAGCTTGAACTGCTCCAGGTGCTGTACCAGTGAAATTGATCTGAATAGCAGGCCAAGTCGTCGGGTCTCCGTTCGCTGACAGATTGAATTGATTAGTAAGACCGTCATTTACAATGAAATAGGTGTCCTGCCAAGTCACCGTCACAGGGTTGGTAGGGAAGTTGCCTGAGACTATTTGGTTAAGACCCGCAGGGGTTAGGACGTTGTAGTAGTACCCGTTAAACCCATCTACCAGAACTAGGTTAGTCCCATCATCGACCATCGACACATCACCCGAAGTAGTACCGATAGTCCCGATTACCGAAGTCGTTCCTGCGTTGTTAATCGAGTAGAGTGTATTACCGTGTACACTGAAAAGTAGTGGGGTTGCAATAGTATCCACCGCCCACATCCCTCTGGAAGGATTAGAGCCTATCGTCGTACAGAAAGGGGTAAGTCCTGGAGAACCTATTAGAGCAAGGGACGTTCTATCCCCATCAGTCCTAGTCTCACAGTAGCAGTTGATCCTTTTCTGCGCTGTGATAGCCGGAGACTTACCCTTCTCGCCTATCCCGAATAGCTGTACTCTCAATTCCCTCTTCCGTAGTTGTCTGAGTAGATGTTGTAAGTCGCGTAGGAGTGAGAAACTATCGCCGGATCGTAGTTACTAATCACTTCCTTGATATTGTTCGACTTCACTGCAGCTAGGGATTCTTCTGCCAGTTGGACAAGATTTTTCTGACCTGGCCCCACAGCAGGTATATCGAAGCCAAACATGCTTGAAATCTCAACCGCAAGATTGTAAACATAGGCCCTCTCATAACCGACTGGCATTGCCAGAACAGTAGTCAGGCTGGCAAATGTCACTTGGTTTAAGACGTTATCAAAGAAACAGGTATAAGCAATCAAAGGGGTCGGGAAGATGTTTATCACTCCCAAAGGGCTTTGGGGATCGTAGAACATCGTATTCGGAATCTGACTCGTCCTCGTAGGGCCTCTATTACCTATCTGGTTCCACTTGTCTCTAGGTAAGAGTCTCATCAGGAAGTTGTTGTTGTTCGTATCCCTGATATAGGCTTGTATGATCTCCTGTGGACGAATGGTGTTTATATTCCCCCCAGGCCCTACTGTGTAAGAAGCCTGACCCACTACTAGAGGAAAGCTTTGTTCCTCGACCTCATAGGAAACTAAGTCATCCAGACTCCACGAATCTAGCATTGCATTGAAAGCTACCAATCCGTCGTTAGCTTCTGCTGCTGTGGGAACTTCGGTAGAACCCAAAGCTTTCAGAGCTTTCATCGCCCTCGTGATAAGGTCGTTCGCAGTTGTCATTAGGCCGCCTTTGGAGGATTCCTCAAGAACGTGTCATAGTTACCCATCCAACCTTTGATTCCATAGTGTCCGAAGTGGATATTGGGATAGATATACCCTTCCACTCCTATAGCTCTCATCCTCTTACCGAAGACTCTATCCTCACCCCACCTCAATCCATCTGCTCTCTCACAGGTGTAGAATTCTGTGTACATACGTTCAGGGTAGGAAGGATCGGCAGAACTGTCTTGGTAGGTCATGTCTTTATAGTGGTCTTTGAACTTCACTAGACACTCTCGTTTCATCCTGATAAACCCACCTGATATGTATTCCGCTTGGATCAAAGCCGTACCATCAGGTAAGACTCTGCCAACAGGATGATGCTTTCCGTTTTCCTCTTTCAGAACAGGGATGGAAGTCCACTTATCCCATGAGTTTTTCTGAGGATAAGACCCCATTACAATCTGTTCCGGCAGTTGGAGAATCTTGATTAGAGCGTCTGGATTCCATTGCATATCCGAGTCGATGATAAAGAGGTCTGTAGCATCCGGGTCTTCCAGGAACCTCATGGTGATCGTGTTCTTTGCACGGTCTACATAAGAGTCTCCAGAAAGCTCGTGCCACTCCCACTCAATCCCTAATTGAGTCAAAACCTTGGTCGTATAGACCATACTTTGAATGTATGGACTAAACCCTCTCATCTCATAGAAAGGAGTCGCCAGAATCACCTTCATTCTAGGCTGGTAGTAAGGGATTTTAGCGTCGTGGTATCGCTGCTTCAGTTTCCTGGATTCTTCAGGCTTTAGAAGACTTTTGTTCTCTCCATGAATTCTCGTATGAGTAAGTGGTTCCTCGATGATCTTGATGTTCTCTCTCTGTAAAAGCTTGAGATACATCTCATAATCTGTAAGGACTCCACAGTCAGCCCAACCACCGACTGATTTGATCGTCTTCGTCCGATACATTCCCACCCCGAAATAGACGTTCCCATAGTACATATGGGTCAACCACTGATCCCTGGACTTGTTAGCAGCTTTGGGGATGTTTTTGAAAGGATGGTCTTCAGCGAACGGCTTTCCTTCTTCATTGATGAAATCAGTTTGGGAAGCGACAAATTCAAGCCAAGCGTCTTTCTTGAACTCTCCTAGTGCTTTTTCAATGAAGTTAGGCTCGATCAAATCGTCAGCAGCTAGAGAAACGTAGAACTCTCCAGTAGCTAATGAGGCCATTTGATTAATAGCTTTTACAGTACCCCTGTTCTCGTCGAACTTCAGGTATTTGATCTTCTCTGCGTAAGGTGTAAGGACTTCTGCCAGATTGTCTGTAGAAGCGTCGTCTAGAACTAGAATCTCCAAGTCCTTATAGGTCTGGTTCAGAACCGAATCCAGAGCTTGAGGAATGAACTTCGCCATATTGAAGACTGGAATTCCAACCGTGACTTTACCCTCAATCGGAGGGAGTTTTACTTGATGCTTCTTCCTCACCAACATGATGTCTTTAGCGAACTTCTCCGCTGAATCCGGCTTGGGTGCGGTAAGTCTAGTGTCCGGTTGATCGGCATCGGCCCATCTATAAGGCAGTACCATCCCTTCATACTTCTTGAAGAATCGGACGAACCATTCAAGGTCTGAGCAATAGAAAATCTGAGGATCGAAGACACCTATATCTTCAACAATAGACTTCCTCATCAGCATCGAAGCTCCACCAATGGGGATGTTATCCAGAGTCAATAGGGTTCTTACCCAAGCCTCTGAACTCCTGTTGTGTGCTCTTAGAGTGTTCTGCTCCCACAAAGGTCTTTCACCCATAAGACCTTTACCCGGAAGCCCCCAGACACATCCGATTTCAGGATGTGAGTCCATGAACTCTACTTGGATTTTTAGCTTGTCCTTCTCAATCCATTCGTCTGCTGAGAGGGGTTGGACATACTCACCTAAAGCATGAGTCAGCGCCCAGTTAAGTCCGTGAGGGATACCCCTGTTAGTAGGGAACTTGTGGAGTCTGATCCTTGGATCGTTGAACTCGCGTATTACTCCTTCGATGTCCTCTGTAGAACCATCGTCAACGATCACCAATTCCCAATCCTCGAACGACTGAGCCTTTACAGACTCAATCATCTTTTTCAGATATGTCGATTGATTGAGAACCGAAGTACAGACACTGACCTTCATTTAACCCCCAAGTTGAAGAAACATAGCCTTCGTTTTACGACTGACAGAAAGAGTAAGCAATGGAAACCCTTCCACGGTATGACCAAATGCTACGATAAAAATGATCCCGAAAAGTCTTTTTGCGCTGACATATTCAATGTGAAAAGTTTTCCACTTCATGTAAGTGAGTCTCGCTCTTGTATAAAGTGAACCCAAGAGAATCGGTTATCAGAGGCCAGATACTTCCAACCGCAGGAGTACCAACTGCGTCTTTCCTGTACTGATGTTGGATAGGTTGCTTATCTGAAGTCGTCTCCGGGCCTTTTCTAGCCATACTGACTACTAGAATGTGATTCCCATGCGTCTTGGGTGAGGGGCCGTTCTTGTTACCTTCCCACTTGTATTTGAACCATCTCCAAGGGCCGTAAAGAAGCTCCCTCATAGATTTATACGAGCAGATGTAAGCCTCCCACTCAATGAAGTTGTTCTCCCGATAGTAGTCACAGAACCATCCGGGGGAGTACATGAGGTAGGGGCTGTTAAATGAGGAAGCAGACTCCATGCAAACGACTCTACCCCCTGGTTTTAGCATCTTGCTGAAGTTCATCATCGCTTGGGCGGGGTTGAACATATTGTCTAGACACCCCCCATTGAAGATGAAATCGAACCTGTTGTGTAAATCTTCGGGTACGGGATAACCCAAGTCCCAGACGATATCTGCCCCTTCATAGTCCGACTGGTCGAGTATCATATGAGGTATATCTAGAGGCTTGAATTCGGTTTGATAGCCGATAAACAAGACCTCACCCTTTATTTCAAGGGTTTTCAGGTAGTCAACTATTGGGGCGAGAAGACTCATTCAGTACCGCCATGATTGAGTTCTGTCGGGTCACGATGAACTCTGTTCCGTTCAATTTAGTGACCTGATGCCCTCCAGTAGAGAATAGGACTACATCTCCCTTTTTCACATCGTTTGGGATGAAGACGCCTTTAGAAGACAACTTCCCCGGCCCTGCTTCTTCTACCGTACCGATGTCTTCTAGAAAATCTTTGGAATCGACTAAGAAAATCCCCCCGGCAGAGATTTCCTGCTGAGGGGTTCTCCTGATGATTACTACATCTTGTACAGCTTTGAAGTTCACGCAGCTACCGTAGAACAGTTAATCAGCCCGAGGGAGTGCAGAGCAATAGCCAAAGAACTAGCCAAAGCTCCAGAACTCAGCGATAGAGTGATGAAAGAGCTTCCACCCGATTGCCTTGCCACAGTACTGACGTTGTAGAAACTGATCTTATCGGTTGCGCTTTGTCCCATAACCGTACCTTGGGAGTTAGCATCCGACAGTTGCTTTACTGCATTGCTTGAAGATAGTGGCATGTTAGCCTCCAAGACGAACGGCTAGTTCGTCGTAATAGGTCGTAGTACCGTACAGAATATCAATACGAGTCGGGAATACGTCATTGTTAATGTCGTAAGCCCTGATGACTCTCATAGAGATGTTTCTGTAAGTCTCGCGTGCAGCAAAGTCTACTCCTTGCGGGATTTCCATCGGCACCATCACCAGACCAAACGCGTCCCGAGTAAAGGCGAGGTTGTTGGGCCCAGAGATTTGGGTAGCACTCGTACCAGACAACCACAGAATCGCAGCCGCTGTACTCATCGGACCTGTTGCATTCTGATACGGCCCAGAAGTGATTACAGAAGGAGAGAAGGTCACTGTCCAAGAGCTACCTGCTACCGCTGTCGTACCAGTCACTACAAAGTTCTTCAAAACTCCGGTAGACAGACGGCTTTGCGGATTGACGTTGAAGACCCCAGCTACGGTGAAGACTTCACCCAGACCCATGTTCTCGGTCGGGGTTCCACCTGCCATAACTGTGGAGGCTCCATTGCCTTGAGGGCCTGTAACTGAGGAAACAGTCATAGCAATAGAACTATTATGCTGAATCCCCGTAGCGCCTCCTGGGATGTTCTGATCCATATAGACTTCGTAATTACCGATGGTTGCCAGATAACCCTTCACGAGGGCTTCTTTGGCAGTCGGCATCACAAAGCTTGGAGTCATCCCATTAGCAATCGCCCAGTAAGCAGCCGGATTCAGAACTAGAGTCCGGTTGTCCTGCGGAGCGGATAATTCATCCTGCCTCCGACCCGTAAGCTGAACCGAGGTCGAAAAAGCAGCAGGAGTAATCAAGGGAGTGCCTACATAATTGGAAATCCCCGAGGTTGCATTGGCTAGAACGTCCAGATCGACCTTATTAGCCAGCGAAGCCATTGCAGGCTTCAGATACCTTTCAGAGAACTCCTCAACGGTTAGAGTCAGGTCTTGAGAAGTAAACTGGAAGTCCGCATGTTGCTGTTGGTTGATGGTAATCGTGACTGAAGGCTCAGCAATGTCCTGAATCTGAAGTCCCGGGCCTGAAGCAATCGTGAAGCGATTGGGTTTCCGAATGGTAAGAGAATTGCCAATCTTGACGAATTGGTTCTCGAACTTCCGGTTGACCCTGTTCGCCGCCACGAGGTTATTCTCCAGGATCACCAGACTTTCTTTAGTGATGATCGTCGGAGTTAGAAGTACCTGTGAAGACATGATTTTTCCTTAAGGGTTAGTGCCGCATCCCTCCGGGTCTTCGTTCTTCGGCAAGTTGCTTTTTACGCCTGGAAGCGTATTCCTCCATACTTTCTTCTTCTGGAGATTTACTGACTTCCGAGCTTGCTTTGATCGGTTTCCCCGGTGCGGGTGCAGCGGATACGGACTTGGCAGATGTCGGAGGGGTTGAAATCCTCTGACTGATTTTGCCAAGCTCCACAAGCTGTAACTGGGGAAGGAGTTTGGAAATACGCTCGGCTTCAGCCGGATTCTTACCTAGAAAATGAGCGATGTCGGGCCCGTCTTCGGAATAGAAAATCGCATTCGCCATATGAGGAGTGACTTGAACATCGGGAGATTCCGCGACTTCTGAATAGTCCGGGTATTTCTCCTTGGCCTTCTCCACTCTGGTTTTATAGGATGTCCGGGCTTGCTCCATGTCCTGAGCAAGTCTCGCATCCAGGCGCTTTTTGTCTTCCTCCGCAATAGAAGCTTTCACTTCCCTTCTAGCAATCCAACTGGCGCGATCTGTTACGTACTTTTCCAGCGCACCGTCGTAGCCTTCAGGGTCGTTAGGGTCTCGTTGCGGTTTTTGGGGTTCCTGATCGTCATCCTTGACTTCAAGCTTTGGCCTTTCTAAAGCGGACAAAGCCCTATCCAGGCGTGCTTCTGCGGCTTCTGCTCTACGTCTTTCGTCTTCTCGTTGCCTAGTAAGCTCATCAATCCTTTTCTGAACCCCTTTCGCCTTTTTAGGCTCAGGTTCTGCGGCGGGATCGTCCGGTTTGTCCGAGGGGGTCGATTCCTCGACTTCTGCGACAGGCGCTGTTTTAACTTCCGGTTCAGCGGGAGCCGGTTCTTTTGGAGGAGAAGCGTCTGGTTTTGTCTCTACTACAGGTATATCAGTCGTAGTAGACAAAGCCGGAGGGTTCTTATCCAGAATGTCCATCATCTTGGGTTGTTCGACTACTACGTCAGGCATAAAACCTCCAAGTCGTCTAGTTAAGTAAGAATGTCGAAATCACAACAATATCTTCTTCTTCATCGGCTTCTGCAAGTAATATACGCCGATTTTCCAACACCTGTTGAATTTCTGACTTCATCTCCCTCAAAACAGCGTTTATGATCCTGTCAGAGGAGATAGGTGGCAGATTCCTGACAGTGCGTTCCTCAATGACTCTAGTGGCTACAGTCTCGATCTTCGTATCGACCTTCTCTACGAGTTCTTCCTTGATTTCACGCGGAAGTATCCCGAATTCGACCCGCTGTAGGTACTCTTTGGTCTTCCTTCTAGCTGCACGAGAAATAGGACTCTCGAAGTCTCCAAACCATCTATGGCGCTCGGCAGGGGTTAAAGCAGGCCCATAACGTACTGCTTGCCCTCCGGTATCAGGAGGAGGTGGAGGAGTGATATTCCCAAATTGCAGATACCCCATCGTCACCACCAGATTGAAGTTACCGTCTGGTTGATAGCCTTGGGTGATTACTGAACTCATGCGATCCTGCTAATGGCTGAAGGAGTCGTAGAGTCGTACTGATATTGAACTGTGATTGCTGTATGACTCGTCACCGAATTTAGAGTCCTGGACGTGCCGGAATTGACCATATCAGTGACGTTAGCCAGAACTTCATACATCAATTGAGTGACCGTCCCGGCTGCGCTAGAAGACCTGTAGGCTTCTGAAACCACCGTAGTATTGATAACGTCCATGATCGAAGCGCGCTCAGCAGCCGTAAGACTGTAGGCTGTCTTGTCTGCGTTCGTCGTTACTCCATAACCACCCTTATCTGAATTGGTAGTAACCCCATACCCGCCTTTGTCGATCTTCTGGGTGGATACGTTGATAATTCCCGCCCCTGAAGTAACAATTGGTACTCCATAGACAGAAATAATATCCCCTGCCCCAGCAGCTAGAGTCTGGGTGGAGACATTCAAAATCCCCGCCCCGGAGGTCACTACAGGCTGATTGAGGACGTTTATCAGATTGACATCAAAGACACCCGCTGCACTGGTGACAATCGGAGACCCCCAAACAGTCTGAATATCCGATCCCGCTGCTGCTAGAGTTTGGGTACTTACGGTAAGAATCCCAGAACCGCTTGTAACAGCCGACTTATTCCAAATGTTGACGAGATTAACATCTACTATCCCGCTAGAGGTCGCAACAACAGTAGAGTTAGCCCAGCTTGATACATTGACCTTGAAGTTCATCAACTGAGTGCTTACATTCAAAGTCCCGGATGCTGAAGTCACCGCAGACTTGTTCCAGATATTCACTAGATTCACATCCACGATTCCACTTGAAGTGGCTGCGACCGTCGAATTAGCCCAAGAGGTCACATTGACGTTGTAAGTAAGGGCTTGGGTAGATACCACAATCCCGACAAGACTTTGAGTCGAGACTGTAAGAATCCCGGAAGCACTGGTGACTGCTGATTTGTTCCAGATATTGACTAGGTTTACATCGACAATCCCTGAAGATGTAGCCGCTACAGTGCTATTAGCCCAAGAGGTGACATTCACCTGATAGGTTAGAGCTTGAGTGCTTACACTCAATATCCCAGACCCAGTAGTTACTGCGTTCTGACCTTGAATCTGGACTACATTCGTAGGCGAGGTGCTTGTATGCGCTAGGAAGACCTTGGAGCTTGAGAACTGTTGAGGATTGTCTCTAACGAGTTCAATCTCTACCGGGAGAGGAACCATATTAGGAGCATTGTAAAAATGAATCCCAACACAGTCCCCAATGGCAAATACTCCATCTGGAGTCCCGAATGAATACCAACCCAAAGCTTGAGAACTTGAGACTTGAGTCCAAGCACTGGTAGAATAAGTCCCAGTCGTCCCTGCGGTCGAAGCCGTTCCTGTAGAGACTGATGCTTGTGAGTTATGAAACCATGTATAAGCTACGTTAGAACCTACAACATTAGCCAACCCCGCCCCAGTAGAAACGGAGGCATCCTGCACGAAAAGCAGCAGGATTTGCGAGGTCTGACCTATGGCTCGTTGGAGTTTCAAATGTCGGTCTCGCAGTACATCTTAATCACCCCTATTGCTCCAGCATTTGCAGAGGTGTTCAAAGCACCAACTACTGCTACAGGCTTCATAAATGCTGTGCTATTAGGAAGATGATTCGCACAGGAGCTATTGATGATCGTAGACCCTGTGTTTAACTCATCCAGTCTGTAGTAGATGACCGTGGTATTAGCAGGAGCATAGATATATGCGTCATATCCATTACCACTTGCTAATCCTGTCTGTCCAGAAATCGCTTCAGTCGTTCCAGACCCTGTACTAGCATGGTAGAAGCCCCAAGTCGTTACGGTGTCAATGAAACTGAAGCCTGCGGTATTTAGTAATGCGGTATTTGAAGTTACGACCGCAGAAGAACCGGCAGCAGTCACCCCTACTAGATATCTTGTACTCGTAGCGAACGTGTCCACTCCAAATCTACAGAAAAAGAACCAGCCTCCATATCCTGAAGTAGACCCTTGGAAGAATTCATTCCTATCAAGACCCATCCCCGCTACACCATTGGCTGTATTGCTAGCGGTCTTATAGACAGCGCGTTTCTTCGTGGTATAAGCACTTCCCACCGTCCCGGAAGCAGAGGAGAAACTACCGATATTGAAACTATCCCCACCCAAAACTCTTCCAGGCGCTGAAGTAGTCGGATACCAAGCCGCTATGGAGTCGTCATACAAAGAAACTTGGAGCGGTCTTTCCAGTCCGGGCCAACTCATAAAAGCGGGTCGATTCATCCCACCCATAATCGATCTGCCATAAAAAGCTACTGTACTAGCAGCAGTCGAAGCAGGTTGAGCAACTACGCTTTGAAACCATATCTGACTCGAAGACCCTGCAAGGTGTTGGACTTGGGTAGAGAAGTGATATTGAAGACTCGAAACGTCTGTCGAGACCTGACCTTGGTTGTTAAATAGAATCCCTTGACTGGAGGTATTAGTCCCTACCATTGAAGATACGGTGACTGCCTGACTCGTACCTGCCTGATCTACGGCAAAGATATCCCCAGGAGTCGGCACTACTAAAGCTAAAGCTGAATACTTTTGGTCAGCCACTTAATCTGTCCTTGAAGAACCTTCTGCCCAAACCATCTAAATCACCCCAATAGAACGGTGGAATAAATCCACTCGCAGCAGAGGTTGACCAACTCTCCATCAGATAAAGACCTGATCCGTCTTCTAGAGTGAACCTGCTTGAGGTATTTACTTCTTGAAGATAGTAAAGACCTCCATTGAAGTTCAGTCTTAAAATCCCCGCTCCCGAGTTAGTTGTCCCATTCGAATCCCACACACTTACCGTAAGGCTTCCGTTCTGGTCTGTTTGAAGTGTGGGATTGATCGTTACAGAAGCATTCGTAGCCGAGGCTATGTTTGTACCATTTTCCTTCCACTGATAACTCAATACCGCACCAATTTGGGAGGAAGCAGACACACTGAAACTGGCTGAATTTCCTGAATCGACCGTCTTATCTGTAGGCCCTGAAAGAATTATCGGAGGGCCGCTAATGGTAAAAGCTAAAGCGATGGAATCCCAAGCCCCGGAGACTTGGGTCATATTCAAAGCCGTTCCTCCTGTCGAGGCGCTTAGAATATATCCGCTAGCTTGACCATCCCCGTCTATTACCCCCTGAGTCCAGGGACTGTTTACAGATGAAATCGAATTAGCAGGAGTAGCATGGCAATAAAGTAAATCTCCTGCGCTGTTGGAGCTAATGGTAGGAGTGTTAATCGTCCCGCCAGTAGTACCTGACCCTACAGCATCAGCAAAGAAAGAAATTGAGCCTGTTACATTGAAATCGTCAGCCTGAAGGATGGCGGCATGAACCGCACCACCTCCGGTATCCTGATAAGTTGCTTTAAGTGTCTTACTGGCGTTTGCTGGTGCGCTGAGTAAGTAAAAAACATAGTCAAACCCAGCAGAAGCGGCTTGAGTTGAAGAAGGAGACTTTGGGCTTAATGTATAAGCATTGCTATTGGAATCTACTACGGTAGGAGTTGATGGAGCCGTACCAGCACCATTAGCCCAAGTAAATCCAGCGACTACCAAATCCCCGAGCGTGGGGTTATTTGGCAGATTTATCGTTAAACTGGTCGAGTTGGCATTGTTGTTACTGCCAGTGGTCGCTTGGGAATGGGCAAAAGCCACTAAGAACTCTCTACTTCATAAGTCTTATTACCTGTCTTGATCTTCAGTTTCTTGGGCTTGGCAGAAGCAGCAAGAGTGTCCTTGATCGTATTCAAAGCCTCAATAGACTGCTTGTGTGTCTCAGTCATTGATTTAGCCATTTCACCTAATTGGCCTATATCGGACTGTCTTGCTTGTTGAGGCGCTTGAGCAGCCTGCTCTTTAGCCTTCTCTGCCTTGTCGTTTGCTTCTTTGACCTTCGCTCCCGCTTCGGCAAGAATGTTCTGGCGCGCGAACTCATTTTGCATGTCCTGGACCATCTTGGTTATCTGATCCATCGAACTACCAACCCCGGTCATTACCTTAGTTTCATAATCAGCCACGACTTTAGTCAGTTTGGCCTCAAAGTCCTTGTTGATCTTCTCGCGCTCTAAATCTCTGTCGCCTTGCTTGTCGCCAAGCATCGCAAGAGCCTGCTGATGCTCTTGACCCAGTTTCTGCAATTGCGCGTTGAGGGATTGGATAAGAGCTTTAGCCTGTGGCGGGAAGTCACTCGTATCCTTCTGGAGTAGATTAGGAGGAAGCTGAGATGCAAGTCGTTCAGCAATCTCCTCTGATCCAGGCCAATCCATGTTCTTGGCAATGAGATCGGCCACCATCGGGGCAGTGTTAGGAAGCACCTTGAGGAAATTAACCATGCTATCCGCAGCCTCGGCCCTTTTTGTAGCGAAACTAGGTCCGATTGTAACTGCCACTTCATATTCACCTACCTTTGGGTTGAACATCGAAACAGTCTTACCATTTTGATCTGACTTCTGGTAAGAAGTAGTTTGTTGTGGATTTACTCTTACTTGTTCTTCTGATCCGTCTTCTCTGAGAATGGTGAGGACGCGCTCAGTGTCATATATCTTTGGGATGAGGTCGATAAGAATACGTCCCGTATGCCTGAGACTTCTAGAAAGGTTATCAACATAGTGGAAGTTTCCAAGATCACTCGTCCTCTTTAACTCGCGTATAGCTTTACCACTTTCATCAGCCATTCTCTCTTGTAGAGTGGCATCAAATCGAACTCCTGTAACCGCTTGCATGTCTTGTGCTGCTGCAAGCTTGGCATTAACAACTCCTACCGGAGGGCCGGCGAACTGCTGTCGTTGAGGAGGAGGAGCAGGCTTCCCACCTACATTCACATTCTTGTAGAGCAGGTAAGGCATGGACTTCGTATTAGCTTCCTGCCAGCGTTTCTCTTGTCCTTCTACCTGACCTTCCTCCATGATCCACGGAGCTTTAGGAGCGAGAGCGAGTAATTCAGTCTCAGCCGTACACCAAAAGTTATACATTCTCTGCGGGTCTTTGGCGTCTCGTATGATTCCAGACAGATGGTTCTTTCCTTCTACGTCTACTTCATCTCCAATGACTTTAACTACTGGAATCCACTTTCCCGCCCAATCGTGTTCTTCCAGGACTTGATGAGCCGTTATGGTATCCCAGCAAATCGACTGTATTTGGCACTCCCGTTTCTTTGTTATTAGACTCGGATTGGCTTTGATCTCAGCTTGTAAATCAGGAGTCAGCTCGTCTTCATATCCTACATGCCCGTTTTGTAAAGCTACTAGAGTCTTGTATTCGTACTCACAGTAGAAGTATTCAGCTATTCTTACGTGAGTCGAAGTAACCCAATATCTGTACTCATCCCCCATGCCTGATTCTTCCCAGTTCTCAGGTTTAGCCTTGGGGTAGAGGTCTTTGTATTCCTCTCTAGTAACTAGGTCGGAGATGAAGCACCACTTCGCGTCACTACCATCTGGTTGTTGGGAGTCCGGGTCGAGATATACACGGAAGGGGTTTCTAATCCGTTCTATCTTGATGACCTGATCGAAGGTATCCGAGTCTTCGTAATCCGTAAGGATTCTCCAATACCCCCAGCCATTAGAGACTGCGTTATCAAAAGCACTGTCATAAGCTACGTCTGCGTTAGAGACTCTCTCGATCTGCTTAATAAGTCCTTTGAGCATCTTGGCTGTGTTGGGGTCGGACTTATCCCCCACAGGACTTACATTGATAGCGGGTCTGTTCTGTCTCTGATCGTTTGTAATCTGATGGACGAACGTCTTTACTTTGTTGATCGTCAAACAAGGGCGCTTTTCAATGGTACGGGCTGACTTAATATCTGCAGGCCACTGTTCCCCTGACTTGAATCTCAAGTCGTCTACAGCTTCTTTACGGTTGAAGGCTTCGGCTGCTGCTGACCGATTGAATCGCTTAACAGCTTGGACTAAGAACTCAGCCTCAGTCTTGGGCTCTAGAACGTCAGGGGCTCGATCAGTGGTAGCAGGTTCAGCCATTGCTATTTACCAAATGGGATGAATGTATCGCCATCCCAACGCCCAGGCTTACCATAAGGAGCATAGATTGACTCAACTGAGAAAGTAGGATGATTGGGTTTCTTGAAAGTATCCGGCCAATGCCCATTGATCGGATCAGGAGTGAGTCCAGCCTTGAAAGCGCCTCTAAGGTCATAATCTGCGCCTGAGTCTCTAGGGGCATAAATCTGCTTCCATTTCAAGAAGGCCATTTCCTCAAAAGGATTCAATTGAGTATCAAACCTAAAAGAGTCAGGAGTAGGCATGTTCAGCCATTTATCGGTTAATCATGTATTGGGCCATTATCAATGCGTCCTGAGGGGTTCTGGCCCTTCCAGTCCTCAAGAGCAGATCAGCAAGACCTTGAATGTTCTTAGGGATAGGAACTACCCCCTGAGAGCTTCTTTGTACTTGTTGTTGCGGTGCGGGATTAAGTGGTACACCCAAAGCTTGTAGATAAGCCTGATGCTCCTGCATCGACATAGGGTCTGAACCTATACTCGAAAGAGGTATTAGGTCAGGCATAAGCATGTTCTCTGAAACAGGCCGGACACAAGACACCTATCCGCTTCCAGAATCTCTGAATGCCGTGCCTCTTACAGAAGCCCCAATACTTCGGCAGGATCATCCTGGATTCGAATTCAAGCTGTTTAGTAGTCAATGGATAGTCTCTTCTAACGAGACTTCACAAGGATCAATACACGAGGCGAGACAATCTATGACCTTAGCCTTGAACTTATCCCGGTTCTCACGAAATACACGAGCCGAGACCCTGGGGACTTCGGCGTAGTAACTACCTCGATCGACTGTGGCGGTAAATCTCACCCAGTCCTCATCGTGGTTGATGTCGTAATACTCGAACTCAGCGAATCTAACCGTTACCTGCATGGCAAGACTCTGAAACGTCTTACAAAGGCGTACTGTTCGGCCCACCTCAAGATAAGCAAATCGGGCTTCAACTGACCCCGTTTCATGCGCTTTGCAAGACGTTCTGTAATGGTTCTCATGTTCCCAACCAACTAACTGCTTGACTTTCTGGTTCGTAGGTCATGATCTCGATTAACGGTGCTTTGACCTTAGCAGTAGTCGTCTTATGCCCTACAGCTAGGTACCTGAAGGCGTCCGCAGCATGAGAAGACCAATCGTGGTTAGGCTGAGACTTCCAATCTCTAAGCTTGTCGTCATAGGCTTTGTGGTATGAAGACAACGCATTTAGCCCTCTTTCGCACTTCTGCCGGTCGAAGTAACAGCGCGATAGAATCGCTCTAGCCGCCTCGATGCCATCTTCAATAGGAAGATTCGGGACCACTTCAAACTTGATTCCAAGGTTTTGAGCTGTTTCCTTCCGGCTGCGTCCCGATCCCAACTCCCTGACTTCGATGTCATGTGGGGCATAGTGTTTGGTATAAACGTAAGGCTTGCTCTGTAAGACCTTAGCGTAGTGTGGAAAACCTTCACCCGAGGCCTCGTAGTAGTCGATGACACGGATTTCCCTTCCTATTGATTGGGTGAACCAAATAGCTGTCGAATCTCCAATTCCCAAGTCCCACCAGGTCTCTACCCCTAGTTCAGTCTCGTACAATACACGAGAGATACGACCTTCCTGCTCGGCAAGGGTAAGTTGCTTACCATAATAAGCTCCAAAAGCTACTCCTTCGAATGAACAGTAGTATTCTTGCTGGATCATCTCCTCGGACATGCCTTCTTCTCGTTCTTTCTGCATGTCTGAAGCTGTTAGAACCCCGGTATCCTCGATACTCAAGACTTCACAGAACCATTCAGGGTTACCACGGGCCATTTGGATAAGCTGATAACCATGGTTCTTACCCCGGGGGGTCATGTTGAAGATCGCCCACCCCCCGTTCTCTCTCAGTATGGGTCTCATGTAGTCCCAAGCCTTAGGGTCTTGGAGGGCGTATTCAGAGAAGATACAACCCAATGGGTTAGTTCCCATGATGGCGTTGATGTTGTCTGTACCGATTAGCTGGACTGCACTTCCGCCTACAAGCTCTACCCTCAGTTCAGACTCATTCCGCTTCTCGACGATCTCTTTGGGGAAGTGCCCCATGAATGGAAAGCCTGATCTATCCATACCATCCCAAATAACCTTCTTGGCTTGACTGTATGTAGGGAACAGATAGAAGTACGTACCCCGCTTCTCTAGGGCCTTCTTTACAGCTATGTTGATGAAGGTCTTGTCCTTACCGCTACGTCTGTGCCAGCAGGCAACTGCTCTCTTAGTGCCGCTGTCCAGTGCCTTCAATAGTGGTAGCTGATAAGTCCTGGGATTGTAGTTGTAGGGTATCTGAATAGGTGATGAGGGCAACTGCGACAGACCTCCCTTCTTCGTCTACTGCTTGTAGCTGTTGAGTAGGTTTTCCATCTAGTCTGTCAGCAAGCATGTTAATAGCCCAGTACTCACCTGCTGCTGCGTGGTCTAAAAGTGCTTCGGCTGCTCGTCTGAGTCGCTCTCCTGAGTCTCCAATGATTGCTCGACGCAGTGCACCATGGAATTGCTTTTCTTGCTTGTCGGGGTATTGTTTATTTGCCACTATCAATCATTAGTGTCGATTATTTGACGCTGCTTCTTTGCATACTGGAACGACGCTTGTCAGCAGAGTTGAATTCCTTTGCGACTTTGACCGGAATACCGACTTTCTTGGCAAAGGCTGGATTGTGGGCCGCTGCTGCCATCGTCCTACGCTGTTTAGGTGACTTGGAGGGCATATCTAGCCTTTCACTCGCTTGAGGTGAGGATTGGCTTTCTTGGCTTTAGCCGAGGAATGTCTCATAGCACTAGCCAGAATAGCCCCTGCTGCTCGTTTGGAATATCCCTCACCCTGAATCTTGGACTGAACAGCCTTGAATCCGGGATGTTTCATCTTAGCCCCTGATTTTCTGCTGGTCTTTCGGATAACTACCAGATAGAGCGCCATTGCCCTTCTTCATCAAAGCAGCTTGTGGAGTAGCCTGAGACCCACCTGAAGTCACTCCAAGACCAACAGACTGAGACTGGGGGTCGAAGTCACCCCGCTTTGTAGTCTTGTTATATCTCGCGGCGTGTGGGTAGTCCGGGGTATTAGCCACGATGGTTTTTCTGACTAGACGGGGCGGAGCTTGGAATAGGGAATTTGCCCCCGCCTGGACGCGAACCCGAACCTGTTGCTGTCTTCTGGGGGGCCGAACCACCTTTCCCACCAGGGGCTTGTTTGTCTTCCTTCATCTTGGGCATAGCTTTCTCCTTGGATTTGAGGATTTCAATTACTGCTTCATTCGCTAACTTAAGCCTAGTCATTCGTTCCTTGGGACTTTTATATTCAATCCCTTGGAGAGCAGCATAAATCAATGAAAGAGGGCCACTCATATTGACTGCATTTCGACACTACTCTTTGAGATTGGACGTGTCAAGGCAAACGGCGGGTTATGTCCAATGAAAATAGAGCCTTCCCGATTCACATGGGGCATCTGATCTAGATGTTCCACGTGAAACCATTGGTTCTTCTGCGACCAAATGGGCACTCCAATAGTATTGAAATGATCGTAGATTTTCATGGCATTAGCCTCGTTTCTGACCTCTGCAATGATGTCTAGATGCTTCATTTGGCTCTTGGTAGTTGTAAGCAGTAGTTCAGCCTCTACGCCTTCACAATCGAGTTTCGCAAAATCAGCCCAATCAAACAGCGGACTGCAATCCACAGTAGGAACGATGACAGTCTCACGAGGGCCATAGGAATCCTTGAATGATTCCAAATGGTTTCCGGTGAGGTTGTTAAGCACTCTAACAAAATTGGCTTCCCCCGCTTGTGTATAAACAGCCGCCATGTGCGGTTTGACGTGAGTGCAGTCATTCCGTTGAAGATTACCAAGTAGCCATCCGTAATGGGCGAAGTCTGGTTCATATGCCTTTACCTCCCATTTCAATCTGTCCATCAAGATCGAATGAAGTCCTATGTTTGCGCCTATATCGAGAACTCGTTTGTACCTGAATCTGTTCTCCCAATAGAACGCCATGATGATTAGCTCAGTCACCCCGAACAAATCTAGGGAGTCGATCTTCCCCATCCGTATGTAGGGTAGATGAATCTCCCCGAACGGGCCGAAGGACTTACATAGCATTCTTTGAACTAACTCACGATCCATGGCTTCACAATCATCTGTTGGTTGAATTCTTCTCTAGGCAAGAGAGGATGCCCATCCTCATTGGGATATCCATACTTGACTTTAGGGACTACATCACAATTAGGATCAATCTCTATCTCACAGAATAATGGCCCTTCAAAAGTTTGCTTGTATCTAATCCATTTTTCATTATCCAAGCCTTCCATTTTCTTAATGATCCAAGCCGGTATGCCTGCATTACCGGAATACCAAGCCCACCCTGTGAAGTTGGGAAAACTCAATCCCCCTTCAATCGAAGTGCTTGGATAGGTACTACCAAGCCACTCTCTTTGCGTCTGGCGACACATCGCATGACCTTGATTGTTGAACATATAGATATGAATTGGTAGTTTTTTCCTTGAGACTGTAGCCAATTCGCCTATGTTCATCATCAAACTACCATCGCCTGTTATGAGAACTATGCTTTTAGCTCCAGCATAGTAAGCACCTATGGCCGCAGGTAGTCCATAACCCATCGGCGTTTGATTGAAAGCATGAATGAATCTTTGCCCCTTCTTCCATTTCCATACTTGCGAAACCCAGGCCACAGCACACCCGGTGTCGGTACACACGACCGCATCTTCCGGAACCTGTTCTGAAAGCGCCTCAAGGAATACATATGGATTTACCCCTGGTTCTCTGCGGTATTCAGGTTTGACAACTGGGTACTTCTTCTTCCATTCATCTATTCGTTCTCGCCAATCAGCCGTAAGCGGGAATGGAACAAAAGGACTTGAGAGATATTCCTTGGCATCCATGCACCTACCGATAACCCGCCCTTTGAATTTGTTTATCTCTCGTTGGTCAATATCGACCATTACCACTTCTGCCTCACGAGCGAACGATTCTATTGGGGTTCCTGTTGCTTTCGAGTCGAGTCTGGTTCCAATAGCTGTGATGTGCGTTGCATTCTGTACAGCAAAATTCCCAGCGCGAGTCCCATGAGTACCAAAAGAACCGACATGTAGTGGATGGGAGCTAGGCATAAGATCAAGACCACCCCAAGTAGGCACAACAGGAACATTAATTCGTTCAGCATATTCTATTGCCTCCTTTTCGCAGCCTGACAAATGAATACCTGCCCCATAAATCAGGATAGGTCTAGACTTCGGCGCGTTGGACATCATCTGGAATATCTATCAGTCCCGGCCCAGGTCGTCCGGCTTTCATATCGTGAATACATGCTCGCATGAATCCTATTACAGCCCACGGCTCTTCAACGGTAGTTGCATATTTAGTGATGTACTTCACCATGGGGACTATTGGAGTTTCCTGGAATCCAAGCTGTCTGACTCGTCCTCGGGACATTCTTCCAGTAGTGACGTTTCCAGTGAGGTAAAGCACTGGTATAGAGTCGTAGTAGCTTGCTGCAATCGCTGTAACAAGGTTTGTAGCTCCAGGGCCTGAAGTCGCAAGCGCGCAGCCGAGTCCTCTAAGTCTCGCGTAGCTATCCGCAGCAAAGCCAGCGGCTTGTTCAGTTTGTGGACAGACATAATCTATTCCTTCAGTTTCGGCTATACCGTGTATGAGATGAAGACTCGCCCCGCCAGAGATACAGAACACATGCTTGATTCCCTGATCCCTCAAGAATTCAGCTACCAGATTAGCTACTTTCAAACGTCACCCAATCTCTCATCAAGTGCTTGGAGTCTTGCCACCGACCAGGGGTTAGATAGGATTCACGACCTATTCTTTCATCGCTCATCAACACATCTTGAATCTTCTCCCATCGAAGGCCATGCCTTTGAGCATAGGCATTGAGTTTGTTTGTGTTCTCAACCTGCGAGATTAAGGTCATGTTGATAGCGATCTTGGAGAACTCGGCTTCCTCCCAATTCATCCAGTGGATAGGACACTGGAAAGCATTTAAGTAGTTCATGTATTCAGTAGGTACTGCATGAGGCTTACCGCAATGCCCCACGATGATCTGCTCGGGGTTTAAGGCTCGTTCTTCAGCATCCTTGATTCTCAAGGTCTCGGCTTGATGATAGATATTGTCATTCCCTAGACTGCGTGTGAATCCCACAGGGACTTGAGAGGTCAGAACGATAGGTCTGCCATTAGCAAACAGCAGTAACTGCCGTATTAGATCGAGGTCTCGCTCGCCCTTCTCATTAGTCGGAGTGTCTTCAGAGACAAAGATCAACGAGGCATCTTCGAACAAGTCTGTAACCGGAATCCCACGAGCAATAGCAGCCGCCTTTAGATGTCTCGCAGCAAACGAAGTGCCAATGAAGTGAATCATTCTGCTCTGCGAAGCTTGTAGAGATTGGAATCAGCCTTCAGTCTTTCAGCTAATTCAGGCCCGTAGGGATCGGAGACACAGATATTCCGCCCACCGACTACTTCTTTTGGTTGGTCTAAGCACCAGTTGAGGCAGTCATAAACTTGCTCGACACTGTTAGGCTTGCCTCTAGCAATACGCTCATTGGGCCAGTTCGCATCTAGGGTAGGCTTGTGAATCTTGGTGTCTATGTATCCCGGCCCCAAAGCGAAGAACTTGCATTCAGGAGTCTCAAAGTCTAACTGTTCGACAGCTTTCAGGAGGGCCATTTTCGAAGCATTGTAAGGCGCATATCCTGGCATGATCTTTTGCGGATTCGACCCTGCCATGAAGCACACTTGCGGATTGTTTAGCCTGGAATCCCACAACTGTCTGAGAAGCTTGATCGGTAGAAGCAGATTAGATTGAAATGACTCATCCCAAGGAACTACCTGATTGTAGGGTTGGGGCTTGTTCCAAAGCCCTATAGGAGCCACGCTACCAAGCGTTGAGATGATGAGGTTCCAATTAGTAACTTTGAATTCTTCTCCTCTATGCCAGCCAAAGACTTCATGCCCATCCATCTCCAGCATGAATTTGAGAGACTTGGCTATATCAGATTGATCCCCGAGAATATAGACTTTCATGGACGCATTTGAAACTCAGTAGGAAGCCGTCCTAGTGCTTCTTTGTTGTCTCTCACCCACTCCCAGACTTTACCTATACCGGCTTTGAGCGATGTCTCTGGAGTCCACCCAAGCGCCCGTATTCTTGAGGAGTCAATCCAGTATTGCTTGTCTTCTCCAAATCTTGCAGGTGTATTCTGGATGAAGTCGTCAAATGTTCGTCCAGCATAGCTTGCAGCGATTTCCACAACTTGTCTGATTGATACTGGATCATTGGGGCCGACGTTGTAGATTTCTCCACGGGTTCCTTTCTGACAAACTAAGAGAATCGCTCTTGAGAGGTCGTGAGCGTCTATGTATGACTTTTTAGCTTTTCCTCCTCCTTGGAGTTGGAGTTTCCTGCCCATACAGCCCTGGAGTAAGGTCTTCGGTATGATTCTGTGAAGCTGCTGTCCAGCACAATAGGCATTGGAAGGACGGATGATGTTGAAAGCCACGCCTTTGATGGCTTGGAGGTGTTGGTCGAAAGCACCTTTGCTGATCGAGTAGGGTGACGTAGGAGTAATGGCTTGTTCCTCTTTCGCCGGATTAACTGTAGGCCCATAGACTTCACTTGACCCGATTTGAATGAAGACCGACTCCAGACGAGCGACCAACCGCGAAAGACCAAGACAGTTCGTTTCATAGTACCTCCAAGAATCTTCACCAAACGAAGCAGCAGACTCGCCTTGAGCGGCAAAGTTGATAATGAAGTCAGGCTTTTTCTGTCTGAGTAAGTGAACCACAGGCTCAGGCTCATAAGTCAGATGGTACTTGTGATACTCCCACTTCAGTCCTAGGTTGAAAGGTTCAGGTCTCCTACCACTTCTACCAATACCGAAGACTTCATGGCCTTGGCTCTGTAGATAGAGGGCTAGGTTGATCCCGAAGCAGCTAGGCCCGAGAATTGCAAACTTCATAGATATGCCTTCAAAGATTCAGGAGTAACCGAAGTCCGGTGACCCACAGTAGAGACCTTCACCGCTGCAGCAGCATTACCTATCCTTACAAGTTCTTCCATTGAAAGACCTAGACAAGCGAAAGGAGCAGAGACTGAGAGAAAAGCGTCCCCCGCTCCCATCGTATCGACTACCTTACTCGCTACGGCTTGTTGCTGATAGAACGTCCCGTTAAACCCCACTGCACCTAAATAGCCTTGGGTTACTATGACTTTAGTAAATCCTAGCTTGGGGATGATTTCCTCTAAACTGGAGGTTCTGTCGTGAACAGCTAGTCTAGCTTCTAGTTCATCCAGGACGACATAATCAGCCCTCGGGTATTTGGTAATCATGTTAAAGCCGAAGTTCGATGTGTTCGTCTGGGTGTTCACTGCTAGGAACTTGGCACTCACCGTTAGTTCAGCAATGAGTTCAGGTGTCACCGCGCCGTGTCCAAAGTCAGTGACTATGACTAGATCGTAATCTGTAAAACTTACTCGGGGTTGGAATTGAGTCTTCCGGTATTCGTGAACTACAAACAATTTCCTCATGTAGGCTTCTTCTACAAACCGCTTGTTTGTAGTGACACCTGAACCAGTCATGATGTCTACACGATCGCAAAAGCCTTTGACGTGTTTAGCAGCAGCCCACACCCCTCCTTCAAAGGTCTCGCTCTTGTTGTATTGAACCGAGAGCATGTTGTCTTTGATCGACTTACCTAAGGGAGTGACATAGCAATACTGGTCTATGATTGCATCCCCTACCAGCAAGACTTTCAGCTTTGAAACGTCAGGAAGCATAATGATGAAGCAAAGCAGTAGATGACCATTTCGGCGTATCGGTAAACTCGATTCGTATCCCGGCTTTCTTGCAATATTCCAAATCCGCCTTTTCAATCTGTTCTTTGTATTCTTTCCCTTTCACGAAAATATCCGGCCCACAAGTCAACAACGCCTCTAATGCACTCGCGCAAACGAAAACCCCATCCACACAGCGTAAAGCTCTGAGCATATGGGCACGCTGAACATCGTTAAAGACTGGCCTACCCTCGCCTTTGTTGACATACGGATCGCGAGTCACACTCACTATCAATGTATCCCCTAGTTTCTTCGCCGCTTCCAAATGGAGCAAATGCCCATAGTGCAGCGGATCGAAACAGCCGTTAGCCAATACCACTTTCAAGATACTGTCCTATGTTGAGGTAGATCGGATTGGTAAGGGAATCTTTCATGTATCCATCTTTGAAGCGGGCGCAGATGTCTGTGATTGCGTTCTCTACAGTCCTTTGAGGTTCGTATCCGAGGACTCGTTTGATCTTGTCCGAGTTGATATGGTAACTACGGTTGTCTGTATTCCCCTGGACTTGGATTGCAATAGCTGTATTGTAGAAGTCTCCTACTGTTTTAGAGACAAGCTCCGCGATCTCAATCACCCGCATATTCGCATATCCCACGTTGAAGATTTGGCCTTGAATCTTCTCCTTGGGAGCAGTAATCAGAAGCTTGTACACATCGCACATATCATCTATGTGCAGGTTAGGTCGTTTCTGTCCACCTCCAAAGACTGTGATAACTCCATTCTTTGCTGCATGGTTGGTCATGATATTGACGGTTAGGTCGAATCTCATTCTCGGAGCGTATCCGCACACTGTAGCCGGTCGGATAACGACACATTCGAACGAGTCATCCATATGACGAAAGAGGATAGGTTCGCAAAGTCCCTTATACTTGTTGTATAGAGTAAGCGGGACAAGGGGATGTTCTTCTGTGATTTCTGGAGCCTCCGAAACCCCATAGACCGAACTTGAGGAACAATAGATGAATCGCTTAACCCCGGCCTTCTTCGCGGTCTTAACCAAAGGCTCGAACGCATCATAGTTGATCGAAGTCGAAAGTTTCTCATCTAGTTGGCAACTCGTGTCGTTAGAAATACAAGCTAAGTGAATGACAACCTCCTGACCTTGACAGGCTTTCTCAAACGCTGTCAGGTCTCGGATGTCCGCTTTGATAATAGGATGGTCTTCGTCATCAGTCAGGTATCCATTCCCAAACCAACAGGCATCATAGACCGTGACTTTGTGACCTTCTCCGAAAAGCTTTGGAACAAGTCTCGAACCCACATATCCTGCGCCGCCCGTAACTAGAACGTTCAAATTACATACCCCGCTTTCTGTGCATCGTTATAGAACATTTGTGAGGTTTCGATAGAGAATTGTGTCAAGTCTTTTCCTACCAAATCCAGCTTGGCAATAAGGTCCGGAGGGAGGGTGATGATATGACAATGAGTCCCAGCGGCTTGTTTGACATTCAAGACTTCCCTGGCGCTCGCCCACAGGATTTTGACTTCGGATAGGTGCCCAAATATCTCACAAGCTTTGTTCATCCAAATAACTGGGTCTCGCCCCGTATCAGCAATCCTTCCTGCAAAGATTGAAACAACAGCAGGGAAACTTCTCCGCACCGAATGGGCTAGGGCTCTCATCTGGTCTTCTTCCATCACGGCAGTTACATTGACCTTGACGTTCTCTCTCATCAAAGCCTTGACCGCATCATGCATCGGGACGCCATTTGTCAGAACGATAGGGATTTTGACATAGACATTCTCTCCCCAACTGGAGAGCTTGATCGCTTGGTCATAGATCGTATCCCAGTCATCTCCAATGACTTCAAAAGAGACCGGCTTATCAGGGAAATGGTCTAGGACGATCTTCGCCCATGACTTGTAGTCGTGGACATTCGCCTTCCTCATCAAAGTGGGATTAGTCGTGAAGCCCGAGACCTTGGGAGCCAGCCGAATCATTTCGTTTATGTCGGCTGAGTCGAGCCAAACTTCTACCATCGTGTATTCCTAATCTGTAGGTCAGGATGGGATACTAGAAGATGAAGAATCACCATTTGGAAGGCTTCTGTATGGGGGGTGATTCGTTCTGCTGAGACTGTTGGGATTACGACAGCTATATCTGAATAACAAGCTGTCCATCCGTCAGACCTGCCTACAACGCCGAAAACTCGACACTTCTTCTCTTTAGCCTGAGTGATCGCTTTTACCAACCCGAAGCTGGTATGAGCCGTACCCCCGCCGACCGAGAATACGAACAAAGCATCTCCTGCTTTCAGGAAGGGATTTAGGAGACATTTCTCCCATCCCTGGTCGTTAGCCGCTGCTGTGAGTTCTGAGGAGTTATCCACAGGGCTTGAGGCGTCTATACCGCAAAGTCTTCTAAAGTCATTTACTGCATGGGAACAGTTAGCAGCAGACCCCCCCAGACCTATCAGAAAGAGCCTGCCGCCACGATCCCGAAGGGCTTTGAGCTCCACTACCATAGACTCTATCTGGGCCTCTGGGAGCGTTCTGGCAATTTCCTGGACTTCTTGAAGGAATTGGCCGGTATGGGTCACTTTCTTTTCCCATGCTTGGCTTTCCAAGCCCGGATGATCTCGTTATACCTCTCTCTGTTCTTCTCACGCCATTTGTAACAGCGTCGTCTATTCCCCTCCCTAGCCCTTTCTGTCATCTTGAAAGCCATAGGGGTAATATACGCGCATGTATTTACCGAATCCTTGACCTAGATCAAGTAATACATCCTAGTAGTGTATTATCCTGAGTGTGTAGGCTTAAGCCTGATAGGAGGAAGCGATGTTCACCCTTAAGCAAGCGAAAGCGCAGGTGCAGAATCTTACCGCCATTCATGGCGAGCCTTGGCTGATCTTCAAGACTCCCGCAGGAGCGGCGTGCAATCAGTATCCCGGCAACGTTTTCAACAAGGGCCCATATGCGGTTTGCAAGGCATCCGAGCGTGCCGATTACGAGGCTGGCGGCTGTGAATTCATCCGGGAGGTGACATGACATCCACTACACAAATGCTTAAGGATCATTCGACCGAACTCCGGGATGAACTTCTATCCAAGAGGCCAGCGACGGAAGAAGCTAAGGATGTCCTAGTCGAAATCCAGCGCCGTGCCCTAGCGTATCCTCGGCTCGTCGAAGCGCTGCGCGATCTGGCCGCTATCTGCGACAACGTGCCGATCTTCCAACTGGATAGAGGCAAAGCGAGCGTGAAGGCTATTCGTCTGGCTGGGAAGTTCACCACGGCGCACAGTGCGGCTAAGGCCCTCCTTCGCTCCCTGGGAGAGTCCGAATGAGCCACTGCGAAGTTTGCGACAAAAGCGAAACGATCAAGCCCGCAGGGGTGTGTCCAGCTTGCGGACGCAATTGGGGACCGAGTTTCGTTGATGGAATATTTCAAGGCCCGCATGACGAGCCGGCGAAAGCGCGCCTAGAGCGTCTTCTAGAGAAAGCTGACGATTCCTATATCGGCGCAACTAGTCCAGACGAATCCGGATGGGTGATTGTGCGCGATTCAGCAGGTAAAGGATTGCGTTATTGGGACGGAGCAGAATTCCGGATGGAAAACCTTACAGCATTGCGCTTCGCTCGCAAGGTAGATGCCGAAAGATACCTGGAACTTATGCATTTCGACAACGACTACAAAGCCAGGGTTGAGGAGCACATGTGGATCAACGCACCGACCAAGGGTTCCGAATGAGCACGCAGACACCGCAGACGGATGCGCTGGTAATTGCTGCCGATGGGGGCAAGTCAGTCTATCCAGGTGAGGAATTCAAGCCCACCCCGGACTGGAAATTTGAGCCAGAAATAGACGCTATCATTGCCTTGTCCCGCACCCTCGAAGCCGAGCGCGACCACTACAAGGCGCTGTGCGAGGAGTTGAGAAAGGCTGTTGAGTCAGCACAAATCGCATTCCATTTCCAAGCAATTAGGGACGCGCAAGACGCAAAGATGTGTGCAGGGTGGGTGCTACTTCAAGACCAAATGAGCGCCGCACTCAAGAAAGCCCAGAAGGATATTTGATCTGACTTCGAGCTAGCTTCTATCCAAGAGGAAAATATGCAACTTACACCTGAGCAATTCCAAGAATTCTTGGACCCTATCGTCGGCATGATTGAAACTGAGTGCCGTAGAAAAGGTCTGCCCCTATCTAGCCTTGACTCGGAAAGCGTCTACTTCGCAATCGAAGATGCCATGCGCCGTAGTCATAAATGGACTATTGACCAACCGGTCTAGCCTAGTTCGGCTAACTTCTGCTTGTAGTCCTCCAACATGGACTCGATCTCCCCGCGACTCCAATGCTTGACCTGGCGCTTTTCAGCTTCAAGCTTGTCTATTATGTCTCGGCCATGCTTCTGTAGGAGATAAAGAGCATATCCCGAGGCATTCATCGGTCTGCCCCAAGCCCCATTACAAGCACGGCATTGCGGCGCAACATTCCGCTCGTCCCACCGAAGCGCCTTCCCTTGGCTTCTGGGAATGAAATGCCCCATGTCAACGTCTTTCCAGTGGTGAGGCCTTCCGCATGAACAGCAAAGGACAATGCCTGACTGTCTATCGGCGTCTTTTTGTCTTATCCAAAGGCTTAGAACATCGTCTAGCCGCTTGCCAAGAACTGAAAGGCTGGCCTTCTTCTGGCGCGTCCGTAGAGTGCTTTTACCGCCCATCACCTACCCTCATCTTCAACACTCGCCGGCCAAAAGAGCTTAAAACTGCCTTCTTGTTCATCCTACCCGACTTAGGTCTAACGCTTCTCCAAGGGCTTCCAGGGCTCCAGAGGGCTATACCACTACCCTTTAGCCACCTTCGTTCAACTGGGGCCTTCCTAGGGCTTCCTGAGGGCATTCTGGAGGAGTTCAAAGGTCCAATATTGAGGCCGCATCCCCAGTCGTTTAGGAAAGCTGATACCTCGCAGAAGGAAGGCTTCCTTCTTCCGCCAGATATAACAATTACGGCACAGGTCTACCCCATACAAGCGGGTTTCTCGCTTACATTCCCTGCAAGTGCCCTTACGGCTTTTATCCATGAGCGATTTTCTCGTTGTCGAAGTCCCAGAAATAGCGGGCTACATGCTTATGTCCAGGGGTTTCTACCAGTTCTCGTCGGATCGGATAACCCTCCCTTTTTAGCTCTCCTATTCTTTGACTCAAGGCCATGCAACCAAAGAGATTCAAGCTTTCCAAAGGGGTTAGACTTCCGCCTGCTATTAGGTGGTTCAGGATCATCAAGGATTGGCTCATTCGGCCTCCCACGAATCAATCAATTCATCAAGATCGGGTGTAAGTACCGCATGATCTGGGTCATTCCGCTTGATGCGTGAACCGTAGTAATGCACGACGAAAGGGCTATATTTATTCTTGATCTTCCTATAGCGTTCAGCATCTTTCGCCTCGTCAACAGTCATGGCACAGTTTTCCTAATCTTGAGTATTTGAAACCCGCCTCTAAGGATCGTCCACAAGAGGCACAATTGGTCGGCGAGGTAGGATTCGAACCTACAGAATCATGGGGTTTAAGCCCAGTCCCTTTACCAATTTGGGTACTCGCCGCATGTCCGTTCAGAAAGACGCCAGACCAGCCTCTCTCTATTGATTCGTTCAAGATCGCTATCACATCAGCGTTTGACTCCACCCGCCACTTCTCCAGCTTGCACAGAATAAGTGTTTCAGCATACTCCGTTAGAGGGGCGCGTTTCTTCTTTCTCATCTTCCTGAATTCCTCCCACAGACTTAGAGGTACGCTTGCAGGAAGAACAGAACTCATCTAGCCCTCAATCTGTCATCTAAATATTGGAGGACTTGGAAAATATCCTTGAATAGGAATCTATCTGGTCTGTCGCTTGCGTAGAATCCATCCCGTAGTAATTTCAAGGTCTGCTTTGCAAGGATATGCCCTGCTTTAGGTTTTGACCTTGCCTTACGCTTTGGACTTAGCTTCTTTTTTTGCATTTGACCTTCCTAAAAGCGCTTTGCAGTAAAAGAACCAAACACCTAAAAATCCCGGGAGTTATCCACAGGGCAGTTTAGATTCCATGGCGGTCGTCGTTTGTCGGTAGACTCTCGTCTCTCCCGTTCATCCCACGCTGTTCCGCTCATCGCGTAGGGGGCCGTGTTCCGTTGTGCAGCCCCGACTTTGCTTTGCCGCTCGCGCTTTACGTGCGCCCCGGAAGTTGGTTTGGAGACCGCACCTGCATGAATTACGCTCGATGCCCTTCTTGCGTGACCATGTGGCTCAGATACGATCTTCAAACCAACCTCCCCAAATGCAAAAACCACCATGGGGGCGCTTGAACACAGGAGGGAGGTGGGTTTCCTGCCGGGCTGTCGCCCGAGCGCCTTCATGGTGGTTCTTTACTTCCCAGCCGTGTTCAGCGGCAACCATCATTTTCCACGTTTCTGGGGCTTTGTCAAGCAGGCCACTAAAGTCCTCTCCTGAGCCTTGGTCAGGAAGAAACATATCCCATGATTCAGAGAAAGATCATCGCTTCGGACACGAACAGAGATCGCCTTATGGCCGTCCAAATATCTATGCACTATCAATTCGGTGCCATGCTTGCGATTCTGAAAGCTTTGAATCTCCATTTAAACTCCTTCTAGTGTCAACTACAGCGTCAGATCAAATGAACGAACTGCTCTTTTCCTTCGCTTATCGCCCCAAAGATGGTTAGGCTGGGCTATCCCATGTCTTAAGTTGTTCCTTCAATGCCTCCATGCTGTTCATGGATGGTCCCCAGCTATACCTTTCCTTGGGCGTGGCAGCGATTATCGACCTAAGCCGGTGCATGTAGCCGAACAACTCGCTTTCCTTGTGGACATGAACCATCCGGTCATGTAGCCAGAGCAAGAATTCACGATCTGTTTCCATATAAAGGTTCCTTCCCTCCATGTTCAGTGCCGGTCTACCTTCCATTAACGTGCGCAATCACTAACTCCCTAGCTCTCTGGCGACTGATCCCAAGTCTTCGACCTACCGTTGCATATGATCCACAAAGACACCACAGGGTGTGGGCTTGTTCGCGTCGCTTGCGGGCCTGCTTCAGGAACCTTCTATATTCTTTGCTCATGGTGTGAGGATATACCTTTCACAGACAATGTCAACCCCCTACCGAAAGTTCTTGACAAGGGGGTAACGGAGGATTATCCTGAAGGCTAACGGTAAGAGGAGCCAGCCATGACCTACAAGTGGGAAGCGATAGCACAGGACTTGACTGAGGAGCGGGACAGGCTCAAGGAAGCCTTGGAAACCGCCTATGCAGAGATGGTAATGCTCAAGTCCAGGGTAGGTGAGCCATTCCGTTCTGCTTTGACCGCTGCTTGTGCTAAAGCCAGCGCTGCCTTGAAGTCGGAGAAGCAGTAACTACAAAGGAACGATCAAATGAAACCAGTCAAGCAGCCCCCACCTGCCGAAGCCTACTACGACATCTTCGAGGAGATCAAGAAGGCAACCGAGGCGTTCTACCCGAAGACCACATACTGGGAGGAAAAGGCAGAGGAACGGCGCGATGAGTTTAAGCAGCAAGACGCTGAAGACCGAGAGCGTGCCTATCCAGAGCGGAGGCCATCGTGATAAACCGAGATTGGGTACAGCCTTGGGAAAGAATTCCAACCCCACTTTCATGGCAGGCTAAGTTAGCTCTGTCTTTTCTAGTAGGAGTGGTGATCTACTTACTAATGCAAGACTCTCAAGCTGCCACAGTCTCCACTCAATCCAAGGAGCCTTGGTCTTTAAGTCAGTGCGACAAAGTATTAATGAGAGCGGATGCGGTTTTCAATGTCTCACTCTGGAATAAGGGTGGATGGCCGCTTTGGAAAGTCACCTGCTGGAGGAAAGATGGAACGCAAAAGTGAATTCTGGCATTTCAGCCAAAACAACAGTGGCGGGCATTTCTCTTACGATCTGAAAAAGGGGATTACCCATCACGTGGTCATTGAGGCCAAGTCCAAGGCTGAAGTCCTTGAACGCGCCTCTAAGATAGGGTTGTACTTTGATGGTGTTGCTTCAGGTATGGGCGACTGCCCCTGCTGCGGGGATAGGTGGTATGAACCGTGTGCAGAGAAAGGCGAAACCGCTCCGAGCGTCTATGGCAGGCCGTACAAGCAATGGAATAAGAATTCCTTCGGTGGTTGGATGAAGAAAGGACGCGAGGTATGCGTTCATTATCTCAATGGCAAAAAGGCTTGGGCCTAATTCTTGGAGAAGCAACCATGACACAGACAGATCAAATGTCCCAACAGGAAGTTAGTTTCCGTTCCGACGAACAAGCTCAATCCCAAGATAGGGAAAGACTCCAAAGTGAGATACAAGAGGCTTGGGATAGGATGTTGGAAGATCATACTGACTGTCGCGCGTGGAATGAGTTTGGCGCGGCATCCTCCGAAGCCGATATCAAGCTCCTCAAGTGGGCTCTGGGGGTGAAATGACCAAATGTCCCAAATGCGGGTCGAGTGAAATCAGCGGCCCAAGATACGGCGCGCAAGTAGAGGAGTATTACTCCCATGAGGGTCTTTACTACACATGCAGAAGGTGTGGATTTACTAAGGCCGAACCAACCTTAGACGCGAAGAAACTGGAGGAGTGATGAGCGATACCGGCAAGGTCAAGATACATGGGAAATCCTACCTGACAGTTGCCTTACGGGTGGATCAGTTCCGAGGAGACCATGGGGATTGGTGCATCGCAACAGAGATACTCCATAGGGACGATGAAACGGTGGTCATGAAGGCGTCAGTCCTAGACGAGAAGGGAGTCTTGAAGGCTACGGGCCACTCTGAGGAAAAACGGGCCTCCAGCCAGATAAACAAGACTTCGGCTTTGGAGAACGCTGAAACAAGTGCCATAGGAAGGGCTCTAGCGGCCCTAGGTTACGTCGGGACGGAGTTTGCCAGTGCTGACGAGGTAGCTAACGCTATAACGCAGCAGAAGGGCATACAGCCCTCTACAGGCGTACTTGAGTCTCTAACAGCTAAACAGCAACAAAGGGTATTCGATACCGCTACGTATTGTAAGGACTTACTAACTGAGGGGAAGGTAGCTGAAGTAGTACACGTAATAGAGAACGCCAATCCCCCTTTTGACAATGAGGAGAAGATAGCTCTGTGGATACAGTTCGACTCAAAGCAGAAGTCGGCAATCAAAAGACAGCAGGCGTCTGGAAATACCTCCTCACCTTCCGCGAGTTGAAGAAGAAGGAATACGAGCGGGAACGTAAAAGGAAATGGCGTGGTAAGCGACGAAGCACTGGAGAAGGCACTTGACTACCTCAGGGACACTGCTTTGGATGCTGCCAATGCCAGAGCTTCCAGGCTATATCTGGACGATTACTCAAGGGTCGTCAAGGCAATGGTTATGTCTGAACACCTTGCGGAGCCGGTCAACGCCCAAGAAAGATATGCCTATAGTGACCTCCGATACAAGAATCATCTGGAAGCCCTTAAATTGGCGATCTACGAAGACGAAAAAGCGCGTTACCTCCGGGAAGCGGCGGCGGTCAAAATAGAGGTATGGCGTAGCGAGCAAGCTAATGAGAGACAGAAACTTTAGTCTTGGATAGAAGCCAACCACAAAGTGAGATCAAATGAACACTAAAGAGTTGCGCGACCAGCTAGACCAGATAGCGAGACTACTGTCTTGGCTTTGCAAGTGCGGTACAGAGAATCCCGAGGACGCAGGATTCTGCTGGAAGTGCCACCGTCATCGGACAGGATGGTAGCCATGACCATCACTCTGCAAGACCTCCAAGTGCTGACCAAGAAAGAAATAGAGGATGCTCGCCCAGATCACGCCTATGGTCATGGCACTATGGACTCATGGATACCGACTCCTGAACGGCAGAACGCCCTCTGCGACCTCGCCCTCAAGGGCCTGCAAGCCGAGGCCATGCGGGAGGCGATCGTGCTGAACGTAGGCAGGATGAGGAATGATATGAAACTGCGCGGTTATTTAAGCGTCGGTACATTGACCAGCGCCCTCGATGACCTCTCGCAGTCCCTCAATCCGAAGAACGAGGAGGGGAAGACGGCGGCTGCGCCAGATGAATTACGCAAAGCCTATTTCGAAGGATACGAGGACGCGCTCAAAGACCGTGCCGCCCCCGCAGAGGTAGCCGAGGGTGCGCCTGTCTGTCCCTATATCGTCACCGACAAAGAGGGAACAAGCTATTGCAGGTTGGCAGAGCAGGTTGCCGCCCCCTCGCTGTCGAGGGAGGAGTGGGGGATGATCCTTACCATGACGGATCACTTCCTGAAAACTGTCTCCACGCACGAATGGGAAGCCCTCCGCGCGAAGGTGAGAGAGGCGGCGAAGTGAATCCAGGTGAACTCCCAACAGGCAGAAGGCAAAAGACTCCGGGGGTTCTTTTCTTAGGTCTTTGCGGGAGGTGTTTCAATTCGATCTACTGGCCTGCCAAAACTATACCCCAGGAAAACGGGTGGAACTTGGTAGTATGTGACCGATGTTTCTTGGAGGCTCAATGAAAATCCTGCTACTTGCTCTACTTCCGCTCACCGCCCAAGCCCAACTCTCAGTAGACGCTCCAGCCGCTTCTCTAAGGGCTCCGTTTTCAGAGCTTCAAGGCGCTTCCATCAATATAAAAGTCCAGCTCGAAGCTGCTAATTCTGGAGGTTCACTGGCGCTTGTCGGAACTTCAGTCCCGGTCTCGTTCAATCTGGCGAACGACTCGTTGATTCTGGTAGACCTACCTGGGAGCAAGACAACTCCGACTACAGCGTCTTCAGTGAGAGCAACCATCACCATGTCAGGAGTAGTAGGTTGGCAGCAGATGTCTTCGATGACTTGGAGATTTCCCTTCACGACTCCGGTGGTAATACCAGCTGGGCAGAAGCTAGGGTGTCGTTACGACATTCCTGGTCAGGGCTGGAACTTCGATCTCACGACTTTGAAGGTCTCATGGTCTCCAGCGGGTCAAGGTCGTTTCAGGTGCGCCCAGCCTGGAGTTCTAGCTTCGACCATTCCAGACCTCACTGTCACTCCAATCCCACCACCGCCTCCTCCACCTACAACCTGGACGACGATCGCTACCCAGCATCAAAGCTTCACGCTCTCCGCGACAACGCTAGTCAGATATGGAGAAATAGCGACTAACCGATTCGTTCAGCAGACGCTCGCCGCGGGGAGTTATGTCTGCGACAACGCTCAGTTCACCGACCCAGCAGTGGGAGTGGATGCTAAGGTCTGCCAGAAGTGACTAGGACTTAGCGATCTCAGAGATGGTCGCGTCTTTTTCCTTCGAGCTCGCAGAACTTCCGAAGTAGTAGTTCCCGGCGGATTTGGCTTCAGCAGCGAGATACCCGTACACGCTACCGATGAGCAGCCATCCAGACTGCGGTATCTTCGCTGTGAGTTCTGGAAGCACCATGATGCAATAGATCATCGCGCCAGACATGAGGAAGAATCCTCCGATGATAAGGTAAGCAAGAATCGAAGGCGTCTTGTCCTTTACCGACGCTTCCCTTTGACGTGCCGAAGCACGGTCTTCAATAGCAAGTTTCTCAAGATCAACGTCCATTTGCCGCATCTTCTCTGCGAAGTCCTGGTCGGCCTGCTTCAATTTCAACAGGTCGTCAGGCTTCGCTCCCGCAAGCGCAGCAGAGATGTTCTGCTCCGTGGAGTCTGAAAGCCCCAAAGCCCCTCCGATAGCCTGAACAGCCATCCCAGCTAGTGGGCCACCTAGCGCAGTCGCTAGGGTAGGAGCCACGCTACTTACGAGCGACTTCCAGTTGAAGGCCATTATTTCCCCTTGTCCATCTTGTTGTTAAGCTGGGTCAGGATGTTGACCTGAACGTCATTTATCTTTTCGGCCAAACGCCCCACCCCGCCGTTGAAGTCTTTGGTAATCACTTCAAATCTGGCAGCGTCCAGTTTCTCGTGATTATCAGCCTTCTCGAACAGCTTGATAATCGAGGTCTTCAATGCTTCTCTGGATTCCTTGGCATCATCCAGATAGGACTTGAATTCATCTCTACTGAGTTTTGATTTCACGTCATCCGCCGTAGTCTTCCATAGATATCCGATTATGAGGACTAGTATCCCAAGCACACCAGTCGCTATATCACGATAGAACTGTAGTTCACCCATTACACCCCTCTCGTTCTTAACTGCTTGTCAGGCCGTCTGTGTAAGTCACTTTCCCGCTAGCAAACGTCGCCGTAAGAATTTCTCTACGCATACTTGGTGCGATGCTAAAGTGCGTCCATCCTGAAAGGCCTCCCTCCAATATAAGCTGGTCATAAGATATTCCAGAGCCTTCAATCGCTTTGCAGACATCGAGCGGACTCCCGAATCCAGAGGCCGTAAAATCTGCCGCATATCCCTGAGTGTGGGCGCTATTAACTGAACCTCCGATGACTGTATTGAGCTTGGGACTTCTGAACCCGGAGGAGATGTGAAGTTCCCCAACCAGGTCTCTAACCCGCTCAAGACTTTGTGCAAGCTCTGTGAGATTGGCGATCTGTTCATCGTTTGGGACATTGGATATTCCTCTGCGTTCGGCTATCTCGGAGAAGGTCAGAGCCTCAAGAGTGAAGGATTTGGAGAGGATCATCTCACCCTTCTTGCAAAGATAGACCCATAGACTTTAAGCGTGCTTACAGCGAAAGTAACTTGCGCGACCAAATAGACTATAGTGCTGCTTGCAATAGATATTCTGACAGTCGGGGTGGTCTGAGCCATATCAGAGGCAGCGGCTAATGTTCCGGCCAGAGCGAGATTGGTGAAAGTATCCTGAGAGCCTATAGTCGCGCTCGTAGTGCTGATCCCTGACTTCATCACGGTGAAAGTAGTGGCCCCGCCAGCAAGATAATCAATCACCCCCCACACATCCCAGTCTCCAGGAGTAAGGGTAAAGTTAGTGACATTCAGGGCATTCGGGCTTGTAAGGGAAAGAGAAGAACCAGTTGCTATAGTCGCGGTCGAATACTCTCCAATATCACTAGCGTTAGCGTTGTCATTTGACCCAGTGCCGTGAATGGCAGTCGGCGTTATCTGCGATGCCGTGTTTATAGAATAGGCAGTAGAAATGTTGGTGAATTGATTCGGTCCAATCTGTATTGAGGTGGCAGTCGAATTTACAGTAGCGATACCTGTCCCCGTTGGTCCTGTAAATTGATTCCCGCAAATTTCATATGCGATACCGCCGTCTATTTGAATACCAGTTCCGCCACCACTTAGAATGAAATTATTGCCGTTGAGAGTTGTATTCACGAATACGCCAGGATCGTTTTTCTTGAACCATATCGCTGGAGTAACAGTGTTCGTAAATAGATAGTTGCCGACGATAGAGATGCCAGCAATCCCGCCACTTGCAGTCGATCTATCGAAAATAAAACCGCCGACTTGTTGATTGCTGTCTACCGTGTTATTTGCAATCCTTATTTGAGATGATCCAACGGTAGAGCCCCAATTCATATGGTAGGCTGCCCCGAGAGTGTTGAAGTAGTTATTCACTACACGCAATCCGCCACCGCTGAGATGGCTTATTCCTTTCAGGGAAGCGGAAGAACTATTCCCGAAGAATGCACAATCAGTAATCCAACTCGGAGTGGAATCGGCATTTACGGTGTCTTGAACGGTGACACCAACATTCAGGATTCCGTTTATGACACAGTTGTGAATTCTCGCGGATGCAACAGAAATGAACTCGATGCTGTTCCAGCACTGAGAGAAAAGAAGGTTCTCGAATGTGCTGTTTAGATTGGTCGTCACCCCATTGGTTGCGCCATTGACTTTGATCGCAGCTCCCGCAGTTTGAGAAGCTCCTCCAAAGACTTTCATATCACGAAAGTGAACTGAAGAATCACACGCGATGTTGAATCCGTTTTGCGTAGTCGTACCAAGCTGAATTACAGAAATCTCCACGCCTGCGCCGAAAATAGTGATCGACCCGGAGATGGTGATTTCCGAGTTGATAACATAAAACCCAGGCGGGAAGTACAGCGATCTGCCCAATGCAGCCGTAACCGCCGCCTGTATCGCCGCCGTATCATCCGTTACCCCATCTCCCTTGGCTCCGAAATTCAAGACGCTAACAATGAGAGGCAGAGAGGTATTTTTAGGATTTATGAGTCCATAACTGACCGCACTAAGTCCTGAATCTATTCCTATGGTGTCGCTTTGAATTCCAATAGTCGTAGAAGCTGAGAAGACAGAAGTACTTATAGTGCTGTAGAACGTCCCAGCAGTATTCAGTGTCTTCAGTCGTCTACCAGTGGTGAAAGTCCCAGTCTGATCTCCTGAGAAGATGAAACTAGACCCACTTACAAAAGTCGGAGTCAGACCACTGGGTATCCATTCGCTCTGAACCTGTGAAGGATCGTTGACCCCCGGTAGGTTGTCCCTCGACCAGTAAGGCGAAGCAGGCGGGTCGGTATCGTTTGAAGGTGCTAGAACGAACTTCGCTGTTGAGGCTATCCAGACTTCCCCATTTCCAGGGATGTTCCCACCTGAATCCAAGACTATCGGATTAGTCCTCGCTGTAGAGGCTGTGGCGTCTGTGTAGGTGTTCTGTTTGGTCGAA